TGTAACCAGGACCTCTTAGGCGGTAGTTGTATGTTTGCACATACTGCTATGAATTATACTTTGCAGCTAACGCTGCAAGTATCGTTCTTACGCCTCCCATATGTGGGAAGAGCTAAAACTCCATGTTTCTTATATATAAGACTTTCATAATAAAAAAAAATAAAAATAAAATGAAAGCGTTTGAAAAAATCAGAATGATGGTAATTATCACTGTGATAAAATCCATATCCTATTTGGCGAAATAGGGAGCTAAATGATAGTATTCTATTATCCTTACACTGATGCAAGAGAGGATTAAAATCTCTTCGATCTAAGCTATAATCAATAGCATGAGTATTTCTCCGTTTACGGGTTTGCTTGATTAATTTTTCTTTTGTTAGTTTTAGCATATAAAATTGACTCTACAGCGGATTTATGAGTGCCGCATCCCTTGGTAACGTTAATTTTTAATAGGGACCAAAACACAGACGAGGGTGTGTAGCAGGCGGTATATTAGAACCTGTTCAGTATTGCCTCGCCAGATATTAACTGGTTTATGAAATAATGAGCGCTTAACGGGCAACGATATACCTACCCTGTGACCGGAGTCCAGCCATTTACCCGAGTGGAATAATGGACAATGATGGTCGTAATTAAGCTAGATGCTTTGCACAAACGCCATGTGTAAACCGCTAGTGAAAGCTGCATTCCCGCCTGCTAGAAGTTTACTTCTGCTCGGGTTTCGAGTAGGGTTCTTTTAGCGCGTCGTTCATCAAATATGAATAATGCGCTCTTTGAATTCAGACTCCACACTAACCAAAAAGACTCCTACTGGTAAGGAGGACGAAGCCTCTAAGGGGGTCAGTAACTTACCAACCGTGGACACAACACAGGACGATGGAATTCGTTTATGTGAGAGTGTCAAGGAAGTTCGGAGGTTTATTTTCGCGAAGCACAACGCTTCAAAGAAAAGGGTTAATAGGAAGAAGAGATCTATCTATGATTCACATGATGGTGAAGATAATGATGAGATCAATTGGTCCACTGTGGACAATGGAATTGAGAGGTTGAAGCAATCGCTTCAGCATTTCGGATTTAGTGATACGTCATATGTATTGACGTTCACGGAAAATTTGGTGGCTTTAGTAGTCTCCCTTTCATATAGTACAAACACTAACCAGTCGTTAGCAATAATGACTTTGTATCTCAAGACACTATTGAAGAGGAGTATTACTGAAGAGGCACTCAAGTATCTTAGAGCACTTGTTGTGGTTCCTGAAGAGACAATATCAGGTGAGTTATTTGATACTCAAGCTGGCTATCTCGATGGTATTAGACATCATTACTCTAATTGGAAAATGTTCGTGAAACATACTGGATTTAAAAAGGTATCCAATTTGTTATCGTGCATCGTTTCGTTAGGCCTCTGTGAAGAGGCTAACTTTAACTGGTCTATAGGAGGATTGGAATTATTCAAATTGAAAGCAAAAGACAAACAAGCCTCAGCACTCGATTTGTGTGATGCCGTTGTGGAAACATTGGTCTTCTTTGTAGAAGGAGGATTTGAATGTTTCAAGACGGGTTCGCTGGAGCCCTTATTGTACAGTGATGTGCAATCAAAACATTTCAGCGATGAAGTCGCTTTTCTTAGTGCTAACATAATTCACGTAGGTTCTGGTAACCTTGAGAAATTTGCTAAGATTACGGATAACGACTTCGCAGATAGGTTGATTAAAGCGTTGACGACAGCATCCAGATTGGAGAAGTCGTGCAATGGCTGGGATAAGAAATATTTCACAGACAAGTACGCGCAATTGTGTCGCATCAAGGTGCAATTTGACACTAAACGTACCAGAGGTGGTCTTAGGATCGCTCCCTATTGTGTAAATATTTATGGTAGTTCTGGAGTTGGAAAATCATCAGTAAGTCAAATTACGATGGTTTCTGGATTGATGTACAATGGATATAGTGCAGCAGATGATAGGATCATCACACTCAACGAAGCCGATAAATACTGGTCGACATACAAGACCAGTACAAATGGTGTCTACATTGATGATATAGGGAATACAAACCCGAAATTTGTTGAAGCAGCACCCACGTCGAAGATTATTGATATTATTAACAATGTCAAAACCTATGCGAATATGGCTGCTGTTGATGAAAAAGGAGCAATTTCCGTGGAACCGAAATGGGTCAACATTACTACAAACACCAAAGATATGGGAGCGAGTTACTATTCATTAGAACCTGCATCCATTGCCCGTCGTGCTAATGTTACAGTTACAGTAACTGTTAAACCCAAATTTACACGGAAAGGAGTTGGCTCAAACCAATTGTTGGATCCTGAGTTGGTCGAACGAGAATGGCCCGGTGGGGTTCCCTTTCTCCCCGATATATGGAATATCACGGTAGAACGTGCTTTTCCTGTTCCCAACCAAGCTACTGGTGGACGAGACACTATCTCGCATCAAGTGGTTAACTACAAGAATAAGGATTTGGTAAATATTTCCATCACGGAATATCTAGAATTTATTTTCGAGGATTCCAAAACACATTTCAAAAACCAAGACAAATTGGTGTCAAGATCGAAAAATCTTGATCAGCAACTTCAGTGTTGCACTAAATGCTGGAAACCAGCGGAGATGTGCGCCTGTATAGGTGCACCTGCTCCCCAGGTAGCAGACGCCCATTTTGGTTTTGAAATTGGAAAAGTTGTCGGTTCTGTTGTGGCGAATCAAGCTGTATCACTATGGCACCACCATACAGGTGCACTCGAGTCGTGGACTACTAAATCTCTGATTAATTGGTCCAAACATATGGAGGATGAGGTTTTCTTTAGTTGGACAATGTTTCTTCCGGATGAATGGATGAAGAGTCCAATCGTGAAACAACTAGCCTATTATACCATGTCAGACAGGATAATGAGGGAAGTCATTACACGGTACACTTTGATAACAATACTCCTCATAGGAGTGTTGGCATTTCAAGTATACAAACACTGTGCATCTCCCTTTTGTTTTGTGGCATTGATTTTAGTTGAAAAACTTATAACATTGCCAAAATACAAGTGGTATCCCAAAGCAACTTTTGTGGGGATTAATTTCCTCATCTGGTTGGCAGTAGCTCTCCATTGTGATAAGAAGTCCGCACACTTATGTATCGTTCCCAACTATGTAATAATAAAGTGGATGGCCCTTTCTACGTACTATACGAAGCAACGCGTCTACAAAACCATTCTTAGAAGAAGGGACGGTGTGGAAGAAGCACTTAAAAATCTCCGTGAAAATTCATTGAATTACATCATTGGAGCCATAGGTGTTTGGGCAGTACTCTACTCTTTATATAACTTTAAAAAAGGTTTTGATTCCATGAGGACGCAAGTCCATGGAGCTTTATCCCCAGAAAGTGATGAAGAGGTTGATGAACGAGATGCCGAAGTAAACCCTTGGCAGGGTGCAGCCCCCCTTGATCCTATACCCGTTAATGAAGCGCAGAAAACAATAACTCCTGATGATTGCATGAATGTAGTCCAAAAGAATTTATGTTATATGCGCTGTATACACGGATCCAAAGTTACCTACTGTGATGCCATTTTCCTGGAATCTGGTTATCTATTGATACCAGAGCACATGTGGCACCCATTCTTACCAGATGATAAGACCATAGTGCCATCCATTAAAGTGGAGTTCATTAAAAGGAACATGCACATTTGTAATGCACAGATTGACCGAGCACACGCACATCACATTCCTGATACAGATTTTTCGTTGGTATACGTACCAAATTGCGGATCTATCAGGAGTATCGTGAAATATCTCCCACTGGAGAGAATAATGCGTGGTCAAGTGCATTGTGCATTTAGGACCAAGGAAGGCGAGATACGCACTTTTTCCGGTGTTATAGAGCCCAGTAATGTTTCTCACCGTTTTGCCCAGTTTGCAGGAGGGTGGGTTACATATAATATACAGACTTTCAAAGGTTTGTGTATGGCTCCTTTAATAGCACGTGGAAAAGCTGCTCAGATCGTAGGTTTCCACTTAGGTGGGGAGACAGGCACCACGCGAGGATGCTTTGGACTCCTCACACAATCGCAATACCAGGCTGCGAAGGAGGTATTGTTTTCGAAGGAGGGCGTTCTACCTCCCGTGGATGAAGGGAACTTTCGAACAGAAATGTACGATGTACATTTCTTGGCAAGTACCACCATCCACGACAAAAGCCCGGTAAATTACATAAAACCGGGATATAACATTGAAGTATTTGGAAGTACTCATGTTAGAGGGAAAACCTCTTCACAGGTTCGACCGAGCATTATAACAGACTCGGTCGCTAAGATTTGTGGAGTGGAAAATAAATGGGGTCCCCCTCAATTTTTTCCCCGTTGGAAACCCTGGTACGATTCTTTATCGTATTCAGCTTTTCCATCCGCTGGTGTACCAGCTTCACACCTAGTTCCTGCTGTAGTGGATTACAAACAAGGCCTCTATGCGGCCATAGACAAGTGTCCCAAATCAGTGGAATATCTGAAACCATTGTCAAAAATGGAATGTATTTGTGGAATCGACGGAGTTCGCTTCATTGATCAAATCCATGCAAACACATCCATAGGTTTCCCACTCACAGGTACCAAGGAAAAGTGGTTAACATCATTACCCGTAGATGAAGAATCTACACATGCCTCTCCACGAAAACTGGATGAGAAATTTTGGATAGAAGCCAATAAATTGGAGAATGAATACCTCCAAGGTAGAAGAGGGTATCCCGTTTTTAAAGCTTGCTTAAAAGACGAAGCTACCCTGAAAACTAAAGCCAAGGTTAGAGTTTTCCAAGCTGCTCCCATCCATTTTTCCCTTTTAATTCGTAAGTATTTCTTACCAGTGGTCC